TCCGCGCCCGACATGCGCGTCATGCGGAATTCCAGCAGCCCATAGGCCTGGTGGAACCGCCATCCCTGAAACCCCTCGGCCCCGCTGCCATAGGTTGGATAGCCGCAATGCCGGCGTATATCCGTCCGCTCCGCATCGTTGAACGCCATTCACGCCTCCTGGCCCGCGCGCCGGAAATGTCGATGGGGGGGCCGTCCATCAGCCCCCCCAAGTTCAATCGTCAGCCGAAATGCTCGATCATCACCGCACGCTTGAAGGCCGCCCCGGTGGCGGTCGGCACGGTGGTCGAATTGGTGGTCACGTCCGACGGCGCGCAGAAGCCACCGATCCAGTACCAGCTCTGGGCGATGATCTGCTGCAGCCGGTCGATCGGCTCGCGCGTCACCATGGCCACGCCATCGACGATCGAGACGATGGAGTTCTGCGGCGCGGTATCGTCCGCCCCCAGCCCGGCGAACCCGCCCTCGATCAACGCACCCTTGCCGCACACGATGGGGCGGCGCACCACCGCACCGCCGATGCTGGGGTGGGTCTGCACATAGGCCTCGGTGGTGGGAATGAAACGCAGGCCCAGGAACTCGTTGATCAGCCCCTTGGCGTAGATCTGGTTGGCCCCGGTGGCACCCTGGAACAGCTGGCGGAAATCGGCATCGCCGAACAGCTGGCGCGCCGATACCGGGTCAAGATAGCAGTTGTAGACACCATCGATCTCCGGCACCGCGTTCATCCGCAGCGTCGCCACCGCGTTCAGCAGCGTGCCCATGTTCAGCGTGTCAACCGACGTCAGTGCCGCCGTGGTGGCCCGCCCGGCCGGGCGCGCGATCGAACTGGCGTTCTGCGCCACCACCGCCACGCCGACGGTGCCATCCAGCACGGCCACGTTGGTGCTGAACGTCAGCACGCCCGACCGGCCGCCCGGCGCGCCCGACACACTGCTGCCATCCACCGTCACGCCGACCAGCGTGTAGGCATTGGGGCCGAAATTGACCGGCAACGTGGCGCCCGCGCCAACAGCGGTCGGCACGCCATTGACAAAGACCTGCTGGAAACCACGCACGTCATCGACCGCCACGTTCACCGCCGGTGCGCCCAGCGTGGTGCGCACGCGGGTGTTGCCGCCAAAATACGCGGCAAACAGCGCGTTGCGCGCCAGGTCGTCCAGGCTGCGCGCCGCCTGCTCGCCGTTGACGGCGGCGTTCTGCAGGAACTGGTTGGCGATGCCAATGCGGCTGGTCACCATGTTCAGGTCTGTAGTGGCTGCGTAATGGTCCAGCGTGATGGTGAACTGTTCCACCCCATAGCCAGACGGCGTCAACCCGTTATCCAGGTTGGTGTTGGCCGAGGGCGCCAGCGGCGTGGTGACCGCCGCCTTCAGCCCGGCGCGGGTTTTGGTGAGCGTCTCGCCGATGCCCACGCTGAAGCTCATGCGGTCGGCCACCGCGCGGTAGCCAAGGCGCGAGCGCAGCGCCTGCTCAAACTCGCGCTCCAGATAGCCCAGCTGGATGATCGGCTGCAGTGCGGCCGGAAAATTCGAAATCGGCATGTTCACTCCTCACGCGTTGACGGCCCGCCGGGGTGCCCCGGCAGGATCGATTGTCGGTGTCGAGGGTGCAGGGGGCTCGGCCCCCTGCCGGGTCCAGGGCGGCGCCCTGGCCTTGCCTTTAGATGCGCCGCAGCAACTCCGCCCGAGCACTACGCCACTCGGTCTCGGTCATCTCGGTTGCCAGCTTCGAGCGCGGCGCCATCGCCTGTGGCGCCACCGCGGCCGAAGAGCTGCTCGGCCCGCCGAACAACCACGGCTTGGCGCGGCGCATCTGCGCCATCAGCGATTCCGCGCCCACCACCTCGTCGCGTTCGTTCAGCGTCACCTGGCTGGTATCCAGCAGCTTCAGCCCATCCAGGTCCACCATGCCGGCCCGCACCGCGTGCGCCTTCATCTCGGCGCGCACCAGGCGCTCGCGCACCGAGGCTTCAAGGGCGGCCAGCCGCTGTTCCAGCGCTGCCTGCAAGGCCGCGGTGACATCGTGCTCTCCCCCCTGGCCATCGGCCATGGCGGCATCCATCGGATTGTCGTTCATGCATCCTCCTGCGGGTCGGGTCCCGCCACCGCATGGGTGGCGCCAATGCGCGCCAATTCCGCATGCACATCCTCAATGTCATAGACGTCGGCTATGGATTTCAGCGCCGTCTCGCGGCTGATCTGGCCGGCATCCACCAGCGTGCGCAGGGTTTGCGCGTCGCGCGCCCGGTCTTCGCTGGTCGGCGCATACCAGCGCGGCCAGATCAGCCCCAGCCGCGCTGCCAGCGGCAGCGGCTCCACCACCGCGCCGAAAACCCGCAGCGGATAGAGGTTCGACGCCCGCACCACCATCCGCGCCAGCTTCAGCACGGCGTCGCCATAGGAAACACGCAGGTTGTCGGCGAGCCACACCAGGCCCTGGTTCATCATTTCAATGGCGCGCCCCGACTGGGCCGCCGACAACCTGTCCGGGTTCGCCCGGTTTCCGTGCACGCCTTCCAGCGCCATTTCGCGCAGCGTGCGCACATACTCGATCACCGCGGCCGCCGCGGTGCCGTTGATTTCCAGCAGCCGCGCGTCGCCCTTTTCGCTCACCACCAGCGCATTGCCGCCGCCGCGCACCATCTCGCCCTCCACACCGGCGGGCTCGCGGATCAGCAGCGTGGGGTCGGACGAGTATTTCAACCCGCGCCCGGCCTGGCTCAACTGGTAGTCGATCTCGATCGTGGTCTCCACGGCAGCGCGAAAGGTGCAGGCGCCGTCCACGCATTCCACGCCATCGGGCCCGCCCGGCAGGTTCTTCACCCACACCATCGGCACAAAGCCCAGGCCGTGGCGCACGCTGCGCGCATCGTCGCGCGCGCGCGGCCGCTCGCCACCGGCCACCGCCACCGGCAGGAACCAGGTTTCCTCCATCTGGTCCCAGCGACGCTGGAACCAGTATTCCGCTGCCGGCTCGATATCGTCATAGCCGCGTGCCAGCAACGCGGCGCCGGGCACCTTGTACAGCTCCGTCACGTCCGCCAGTTCGTCAGGCGCCAGCGGGTCCCAGTGCGGCGTCAGGAACGGCGTTTCCAGCACGCGAAAAAACATCCGCCCCCGCAGCACGCGGAACAGGATGGCGACCGACCCGATGGAACCGCGCAAGGCGGCTTCCATCATCACCTGGTTCAGCGTGCACTCCTTCACCACATCGGCGAACACCGCGCGCACCCGGCGGTCGTCGCAGTCGATGGTGGGGAAATGTCCCTCGCTGAACACCAGGGAAATCGAATCGTCGACCACGATCCGCGCCAGCGGATAGCGCACGCTCGGGCGGCGGTTGCGCAGCGGAATATACTCCCCGCCGGCGCCGCGCTCGTCGTGAAACTCATAGGGCAGCGCATCGTACAACGTGCCGTCGAGCACCCGCTTGAGGATGCCCAGCCGGCGCGTGCGCTCGGGATACTGCCCGTCGATCGGCACAAAACCGCACAACGTTGCGAACATGCATCTCTCCAGTCATGCGAATAGGTCTCATGCCCAGGCCAGGAAGGAAGGCAAGGCCAGGGCGAAGTCCTGGCCTTGCCTAAGGCCCCGGATCAGCGCGCCAACAGCGGCACATTCATCCGCCGCGCCGGCCGGCCGGATTGCCCGACCATGGCATGGGCCCGCGACAGTGCGTCCACCTGGTCGTCCTTGCGGCCATGCGGAAAATCCTTCAGCTCGTCGAGGAACTTCTGGTTCCACCCGGCGCGCAGCAGCGCCACCCGCCCGGCTTCCACCGCCGCTGCCACCGGCATTGCGCGCACCAGCTTCGACCCGGTTTCGGGCGAGGCGGCCACTGCATAGCCGGCCAGTTGCCGGCTCAGCCATGCCACCTGCTGCTTGCCGGCCTGGCCGGGGTCTTGCGGCAAACCGATCGTGACGGCCCGCCCATCGTGCGCGGCGGTGTGCAGAATGCACTCGGCCACCTCGTGCGGCCCGCCGCGAAACCGTATCACATCAAGAACAAGCAGCGATCCGTCGTCCTGCGCGGCCAGCTTCAACCCTACCGTCCAGTCGGGGTCGCCGCCGGCCGAGGCTTCGGTCGCGGCCAGGTCCCAGGCGCGCACGATGCGCCCGCCCGCCGGGCTAATATCAGTGACACCAACGCGAAGGATCGGAAACAGCGTGCCTTCGGTGGCAGTCGGCGCCTGTTGGTATTGGGCTTGCCATACGCGGCTGCCGACAACCTCGCGCTTGCGCGCCAGCGCCGTCGCATCCTCCCATTCCGGCCAAAGTGCCGCTCCTGGCGCGCGGCGCAGCGGGTCGTCCGCCTCGGCCAGGGCCGGCAGTCGCAGCGTCTCCCACTTGTCGCCGCTGTCCAGCAGGCGTCCGCCCAGATCGTCTTCGTGCCAGCGCGTCATCACCAGCACGATGCGCCCGCCGGGTTTCAGCCGGGTGGTCAGTTCCGAGCGGTACCAATCCCACACATGCGCCCGCGCCGTTTCCGATTCCGCCTCAGTGTGGCTCTTGATGGGATCGTCGATCACCACCAGGTCGGCGCGCCGCCCGGTGACCGGGCCGTTGATTCCGGTGGCGAAATACTCGCCGCCCGCGCTGGTGCGAAAGCGGTGCGCCGCGCGGTTGTCGCTGGCCAGCCGATAGCCCAGCAGGTCGGTGTGCTCGGCCACCAGGTTGCGCAGCCGCCGGCCGAAATGGGCCGCCAGCTCGGCGGTATGGCTGGCCGCGATCACCGCGTGCGTGGGGTGCTGCGCCAGCCACCAGGCCGGGAAGATCAGTGAGGCATAGGTGCTTTTGGCGCTGCCCGGCGGCATCAACACCATCAGCCGATCGGTGGCGCCCGAGGCCAGGGCCTCCAGCCGCTTGATCAGCAGGCGATGGTGGCGAGCCGGGCGGTATCCGGCCGGTTCCAGCACGTCGGTGGCCCAGTCCTCCAGCGTGCCGGGTCCACCCGGGACGTGCGCAGGGCCGGGTCCACCCGGCAGGAGCCCAGGGCCGGGCCCACCCGGCAGGAGCCCAGGATCCGCCACCGCGTGCATGCTGCGTTCTCATTCTGTGTAAAAGGGGCGATCGAGGCGCGGCTTTGCGGTGCCAGTGGCGCCGCGTCACAAGCCATCGATCATGGCGCTTTCTATACGCCGAACCGGGGCGGATGGGAAGGAAAGATTTCCACTTTCTGCATTTTTTCCTCAGGGCCCTCGAAACATGGCGAAAATGGGGCATTCCAAGGGGGAAAAATCCTAGTTTCTCACTCCCCGAATTTCGTGCTGCACCGCAACAAAATCACCTGGGAAAATGCTTTCAAATCAACCGCCTACCTGGGCAATGTAAA